AGAAAAAACTTCTAGTGTAGATAATTGGAAGATTGGCTTAGATGGAGCAAGCACTTCTTTAGATTTTAAATATAATGATGCTGATTTTATGACTCTTTTGAGCGACGGGAATGTTGGTATTGGGACGACGAGTCCAGATAAACTTTTACATATTTACAAGGGGGCTTCTGGAGGAACAGCATTTTCAGAAGCAAATGTAATAATTGAAGATAGCGATACAAATATTTTGCAATTTTTATCTCCTAATACTACTGTTCAAGGAATTATGTTTGGTGACCCAGAACAAACAAATGATGGTTATATTAGGTATTCTCACGCTGATAATTCTATGAGATTTTCTGCTAATAATGGAGAAAAATTAACAATTTTAGATTCGGGGAATGTTGGGATTGGAACTAGTAGTCCTTCAAATACTTTACATATAGAAAAAGATGCCTCAATCGGAGGATTTGGTTCTCTAACTTTAGCAAATGCTGGTTTAAGGGTTGAAGATTCAGATATAAATGCTTATTTTGATGGAAATACTTGGGTTTCAGATGGAACAGGGAATTTAAATATTGGAACTGTTGGAGAACAAGATATAAATTTTGGAACTAATGATACTACCAGAATGACAATTGATGAAGGTGGAAATGTCGGAATCGGGACAACGAGTCCATCCTCTCCTTTGGAAATATATGATGTAAGTACAAGTAAAGATTATTTAACTTTAAATCGTGGTGGGGGAAAAATGCAATTTGAATTGACAAATGGGGGATATTCTATAATTGCAGAAAATAAACCTTTGATACTCAAAACTGAATCAACTGAATTTATAGGCTTTGAACCAAATAGTTCAAGAGCAATGACGATTCTTAGTGGAGGCAACGTCGGCATCGGGACGACGAGTCCAGTTGGAAAATTACATATTTATGAAAGTAATGCCTTAACTGATTCATCGGCAGGGGTGACTATTGAGCAGGCAAGTACAGGAGATGCGGTACTTCAATTTCTATTAACAGGAGCGAATAGATGGACTGCAGGAATTGATAACTCAGATAGTAATAGTTTTAAAATAGGAACAGGGCAATCATTCGCAGGTAATGTTTTAACAATGACAACCACAGGCAACGTCGGCATCGGGACGACGAGTCCGTCAGAGAAGTTAAGCGTTGTTGGTAATATTAATTTATTAGATAATAACAGGTCTATTTATGGAACAGGCGGGGATTTTAGTATATTTCACGATGGAACTTATAATATTATTGCTTCAAACACAGCACAAAATAGATTGATTACTATTGGAACACATACTGCCGGGGTTCTTAATAGTTCTATAATGACTTTGGTTCCTTCATCAGGCAACGTCGGCATCGGAACGACGAGTCCTACACAATTGTTGAGTTTAGGAGGAGTTAATAATCCTAAAATTTATGTGGAATCTTCGAGTTCAAGTTCTTATAATTTTACAATAGAGGAAAATTATGATGATAATGCTTTTAAGATTAGTGTTGGACCAACAACAATTCTAAATACTTATGGTTATTATGATGCAGATGAATTAGGTTTAGGAGTTAAAGACCATGAAGACGTTTTGTATATAAATACTGACGGCAACGTCGGCATCGGGACGACGAGTCCGAGTGAAATATTTCATGTTAAAAATGGTGGAGATGCTGAGATTAAATTTGATTTAGATACAGAAAATGCAGAAATATTACTTAATAGAACAACTACAACCAAGAAAACAGGTTTAGAATTATATACTGGAGCAACTCTTAATTGGGCTTTAGGAACTACTGATAGTCAAGATGCAGGAGATGGTTCTGAATTTTATATTGGACAAAATAGGGGTGGAGCTAGTGCTAATTTATGGATTGAGACGAATGGCAACGTCGGTATCGGGACGACGAGTCCAACGAGTCTTCTTACAACTGGAGGAAATACAGGAACTATTCAAATTGGAACAAATGGTGTTATCCATCCTTTATTATTTAGAAATGAAGATAGTGGAGGTTTAATAATAAATACAGACAACTTAGTAGGTTCTGATAATCTTTTTGAAATTCAGGAAAATGGAACAGAGAGATTGGTTATAGATAATACAGGCAACGTCGGCATTGGGACGACGAGTCCGGGGGCGAAGTTGGAAATTTTATCTACAACTCAACCACAATTTAGGATTACTTATGATTCAGATAGATATCTTAATTTTAGTGGAACTTCAGGTATGACTCTTCGGTCTGGTGATGCACAAAATAACCCTTTTATTCTTAGGAAAGAAGGATATGGAGATATGAAGTTTTATACAGGGTTAAATGGGGCTACTGCTGAAAGAATGACAATAGAACAAGGTGGGAATGTTGGGATTGGAACAACAACCCCTCAGAATAAGTTGAATGTTGATGGAGATTTAAATGTTACAAGTGGAGGAACTGAATTTAGGGTGGAGTCTAGTGGAGATGTTCATGTTTATTTGGGATAATTAGAAAATGAATAAAAATTTAAATAAAATTATAAAAATGTGTGTTCATCGCAATGAACATAAAGCTTATATATATGAGCATTATAATGTACTTATAAAATGGAATTAAAAAAATTAGAGGAGTTTAATCATTGGTGGATTGAGAAGAATGTTGATTCAGCTTTGGCTCTAGAATTTAAGAGAGATGTTTATTCGGATATGAAGAAGGAGTTAAATAATAGATTTATTATTTCTATTAGTGGGCTTAGGAGGGTGGGAAAAACTACTTTGATGTATCAGTTAATTGAGGATTTGTTGAGTAGGGGAGTTTCTTTGGAAAATGTATTTTTCTTTTCTTTTGATGAGGTTAATGTGAATTTTAGTGAGGTTATTGATTCTTATAGAGAGTTTCAGGAGAAGAATTTTAGAAAAGAGAAAGTATATATTTTTCTAGATGAGATTCAAAAATGTGATAATTGGGAAAATGAGTTAAAAAAATATTATGATTTGTATCCTAAGTTGAAGTTTATTATTACTGGTTCGGAATCGCTTTTTATTAAAAAGAAAACGAAGGAAAGTTTAGCTGGAAGGGTTTCTGAATTTGTTTTGAAGACTTTTTCTTTTAAGGAATTTTTAAGGTTTAGAGGGGTTTCTCCTTCTGAGTTTAAGTATGAAAAAAAGATTAAACCTTTATTTGTAAAGTTTATTAAGAATGGAGGGTTTCCTGAAACTTTTGATTTAGATTATAAAAAATATTCTGAGTATCTTAGGGCGTTAGTTGTTGATAAAATTGTTTTTAGGGATATTCCTAATTCTTTTAAGTTGGATGATGCTGAATTTTTGAAAACTCTTTTAGAATTAATTTCTTGTAATCCTGGGATGTATGTTGATTATCAGTCTATTAGTAAACAATTTGGGAAGGATAGACGGGTGATTAAGAATTATATTTCTTATCTTCAGGAGAGTTTTTTGATTTCTTTGTTGGGGAATTATAGGAGAGGCACTACTAGTTTAAGAAAGAATAAGAGGGCGTATCCTAATGATACGGGGTTGATTGCTTTGTATTTTTCTTCTATTGATGGAATTCTTTTTTCTAAAATGGTTGAGAGTTTTTTTGTTGTTCATCTTGGGACTGATGCTTTTTGGAAAGATAATTTAGAGGTAGATATTGTGAAGGGTGGTTTTCCGGTTGAGATTAAATATAAGGAAAATATCAGATCTGAGGATTTTAAATCTTTGAGGGCTTTTATGAAGAAGTTTGATTATGGTGATTCTACTTTAGTTACTAAAAAAGAAGAGGGTAAAAAAGTTTTTGATGAAGGAACTGTTAAAATGGTTCCTGCTTGGAAATTTGCATTGAAGATGGAGGAGAGTTTAAAATGAATTTTATCATGGAGTTTGAAGAATGAAAAGTAAAGAATTAATTAAAAAAGGTGAATCTAAAAATTTAGAGTTCAAAGAGTCTTTAAGTCTAAAAGAAGATATTGGTAAATGTGTTTCGGCTTTTTGTAATTGTTGTGATGGAAGGATTTTAGTTGGAGTTAGCGATGGAGGAGTGATTAAGGGTGTTGAAATAGGTAAAAAAACAATTGAGCAGTTAGCTAATTATATTAAGCAAAATACTGATGTTTCTGTTTATGTGAATGTTGAAGTTGAAAGAATTGAGGGGAAGGAAATTATTGTGATTGGGGTTAAGGAGTGTGAGGAGAAGCCGGTGTTTTTTAGAGGGAATTGTTATGTTCGGGTTGGGAAGTCTAGTCATAAGTTAAGTGCTTCTGAGATTAGGAAGATGGCGAAGGAAAGTGTGAAGGTTCATTGGGATGGGCAGGTTTGTGAGGGTGCTAGTTTGGAGGATCTAGATTTTGATTTTGTTAGTGAATTTTTCAGACCAAAATATGATTTAATTACAGGAATTGAATTAGTTGGAAAAGATAAAGAATTATTAGAATCTTTAAATTGTATTAAAAATAATAAACCTACTAATGCTGGAATTTTATTGTTTGGTAAAGAACCTCAGAAATTTTTTATGAATTCTTATATTGCTTTAGCGAGGTATAAAGAGGGAATAGGGACGGAAAGGTTGGATTATAAGGAGTTTAAGGGGAATCTTTTTCAACAAATAGATAAATGTGATGCATACATTAAGGAGAATATTGCTATAATGTCTAAGCAAGATCCGTATAAAGTACAACGAGAGGATATACCAGAGTATGGGTTGTTTTCTATTAGGGAGTTAATTACTAATGCTGTTTGTCATAGGGACTATTTGGAGCAGGGGAGTAAAGTGATTATTAAAATGTTTAAGGATAGGATTGATTATTATAATGTGGGGGGATTACATAGGGGGATAAATTCTGGAAATATAGAGAGAAGACAGTTTTCAAGAAATCCTACACTTGCTAAGGTGTTGGCTAAAATTCGATATATAGAGGATATGGGGGAAGGTTGGGATAAGATAATTAAAGAGCATAGGAAACATAGTTTGAAACCTCAAATGCCAGAAATTGATTCTGATGAGTCTGGTATCTCTGTTAGTTTGTTTTCTAGTAAGGAAAAATTTGAAAAAAATGTCCCTGCAAATGTCCCTGTAAATGTCCCTACAAATTATAGGCAGAAATGGATTTTGGATAAAATTTTAAAAGAAGGTAAAATAAGATTTCCTGAAATTTTAAAGAATTTTTCTGGTGTAGCTGAAAAAACTATTAAGAGGGATTTAAAATATCTGAGGGAGAAGAAATTTATTAAATTTGTTGGGGCATCAAAAACAGGTTATTATTGTTTTGATAATTTTTTGGATAATAAAAGGGGGTTAAAATGAATAAAAAAATATTTTTGGTTTTAGTTATTGGAATTGTTTTGATGTTGACTTTTGTTAGTTCGGCTAATGATTATTTTATTGATTCTTCGCTTGGAAATTTGTTTTTAGTTAATGGAACGACTGGTGATGCTTCGTTTGGTTATAATGTTTCTGCTGCTGAAGATTTTTGTATTTCTGGGGGAAATTGTTTGTCTTCAATTAGTGAGGGGTTGGTTGATGGTTCTGGTTCTGCTAATCGTGCTGCGTTCTGGACTGACTCTGATACTTTAAGTTATGACGGGAATTTTGCTTGGGATAATACTAATAAGAGGTTGGGGATAGGGACTGATAGTCCTGGTGTTAAGTTAGATGTTAAAGGAGGAAGTGGTTCAACAATTGTTGGACAATTTACAAATTCAGATTATGTTAGTGGAAGTGCTGGTTCAAGACTTAGGATTCAGTTTGGGAGTGCTACAGGTAATACTTATACTAAGCTTCAAACTACTGATGCGGGAGGGAATAGTGCTTCTAATTTGATTTTGCAATCAGATTCAGGCAACGTCGGCATCGGGACTGATAGTCCTGATGGAAGATTAACAATAAAAAAAGATGTAGATAATAGTGCAAATATTGCAGCAGATTCTTCTGCAACTGTATTAATTTCAAATAATGATGAAGATGGAACTCCAACTTTGAAGTTTGTTCGTTCATCAGCTGGTTCATACACAACAGATGATACTGGGAGAATAGTTTTTGGAACTGGAACTGGGGATGCTGATGATGAATTAAATATTGTTTCAAGATTAAATTCAAATAAAATAGTAACTTTCAAAGGAGATGGGAATGTTGGGATAGGTACTGATAGTCCTAGTTCTAGATTAAGTATTAAAGGGGGAACTTCTGGAACTTCAGACACTTTAAGTATTTTTAGTGTAACAGATAATACAGAACAAGTTAAATTGTTTTGGAGTGATTCTTCTGGAGGAAATGTTATTTTAACAGATAATTCTGGAACTGATAAAATACAATTGAAAGGAACTGGAACTTCATATTTCAATGGAGGGAATTTAGGTATAGGAACTAGTAATCCTGGTGCATTGCTTCATGTTTCTGTTTCAAATGCAGAGGGAACTCCCTCATTATCAAATGCAGTTGCTGTGTTTCAAAGAGCAGCTACTTCTGCCTCTGATTCTTTTGTTTCTATTTTAGCAGGTAGTGCAGGAAAGGCTCGTTTGACTTTTGGGGATAATGCTTCACAGACAGCTGGTCAGTTATATTGGGATAATGCTTTAGATAGTTTTGTAATACCAAGTGGAAACGTCGGCATCGGGACGACGAGTCCGGGTGCGAAGTTGGATATTATTGATACAAATAAAGCAATTAATTCAAAAGGTAATCTTTTTGTAAGTACAAGTGATGCTGTTGCTATTGATAAAGGTGGTCAAATAAGTTTGGGAGGAAAGTGGGTAACAGCAAGTGATAATGTTCTTCAATTTGCGGGAGTAGCAGGAAGAAAGGAAGTTGCAACTAGTGGAAATGGAGCAGGATATTTACAATTATCTACTACTGATTCTTCTGGAGGGACTTTGACTGAAAAGATGAGAATCACAAGCACCGGCAACGTCGGCATCGGGACGACGAGTCCTAGAGGGAAGTTGGATGTTGCTGGAGGGGATATTTATTTTGATAATAATACTTTTTTAAGAAGTGAATATGCTGGATATGGTAGTGAGAATATTTATGATGCATATATTTGGACTAATGCTAATGCTAGGATAGATATTGATACAAACAATAATGCTGAGAACTCAATATTTTCTGTGACTAAGGATAATGGTGCTTCTGAATTATTTAGAATTAATGAGGCTGGCAACGTAGGAATCGGGACGACGAGTCCGAGTGATAAATTAGCAATTAAAGATGGAGCTCTTATTTTTCAAAAAACAAGTGTAAATCAATTTGAAAGTGGAAGAATTAGATTTACAGAATCAGATGGAACAAGTCTTCAAGGAAGTTTTATTCATTATGATGGTAGCACCAACATATTAAATATTGGAGTTCATTCTGCAAATAATCAAGTAGTTGGAGATGATGGTAATGTGATTAGTATATTAAGAGAGAACGGCAACGTCGGTATCGGGACGACGAGTCCAGACGACGAGTTGTCCGTTGTCGGAACTGTAAATGCTACGGCTTTTGTTTGTGCTGATGGAACTAATGATTGTATCACGGATTTAATTGGGACTGGGGATTTTGTGCCTT